AAACTGGGGTCAATATCAAAACTCCATTCGAATACTAACTTGTTGAATATATGGGAATAATTCTCTAGGATTGGCATTTCTGCGCCCTCTATATCCATCTTGCAAGAGTCAAAGATTTTGGCTTCATCATTGAAGTTTAGGCAGGGAACTTTGATACCCTTGTTGTTCCATTTCTTAATAATGGAGTTGCGCCATACATTGTTGTTGTTTCCAATGAACAGGATTATTTCTTTAGTATCGTTATGAACAAGTGCGGCCTGCTTTACGGTTGCCTTGAACCCATTGAGTTTTAGGTTTTTTTCCAGCATCTCGCAGTTAAATGGGTCAGGTTCGTATACTGTTACATTTGCACCTTTTGAACAGGCCAGCAGGGTAAACGCCCCTACATTACCCCCGCAGTCCATCCAATTCTCATCGGGCAGGATTTTGAACCCTTTTTTCTGATAAGTATCGTTCCCGATTACTTCCTCAAAGGTCTTTTTGTCGGAAAAACCCTCTCGGTAATAGTATTTGATACCCTTCGTTTCGCCCTGTTTAAGAATCATAGCTTGGCCTTCTCAGCCTTTAAGTAGTTCATTAGCATCATGCCTACATAGGCTTTTTCATCCCGCCAAAACTTGACCAGTTCAAAGGCCTCATCGTAATGTTCAGGTTCAAACTCAATCTGAATAGCTTTTCTTACGCCATTTGCCATATCCGATAGTTGTTTACTAACATCCTCGTCATCAAGGATTGAATAGTCTACTTCGGTGAAGTTGAGTTCTGAGACATCAAAACCCAAAATGTCAATATTGAAGTTTTCGTCTTGCAAATCGCCAATCTCAAGCTTTAATAGGTCGTTATCCCATCCAGCGTTTAGTGCCAGCTTATTGTCTGCAATGATATAAGCCTTCTTTTGGCTTTCTGTCATATCTGAGCAGTCTATGGTTGGAACTTTGTCTAGGCCTAGCTTTTGGGCGGCTAAGAGCCTTCCGTGGCCTGCAATAACGCCTACCCCATCGACTAGGATTGGATTGCGAAAACCAAACTCTTTAATGCTGGCGGCAATTTGTGCGACCTGTTGATCGCTGTGTGTTCGGCTGTTTTTGGCATAAGGGATTAGCTTGTTTACAGCGACTTCTTGAATTTTCATATTTAACCAAGTGGTTGATTAAGATAAGTTAATTCTACTACTATTTTACTTCTTTATCCATATCCTTAAGTTTGTTTGCAAGCATAGCCCTGCGCTCTAAACGCAAGCGTTGCTGTTTCTCCAGCGTGGATTCTTTATGGGGCTGTAGTAAGCTGTTTTCGGGCTTAACCTTTTCTTTTTTAAACATCACATATCCTTCATCTTTTCACGAATCATATCTTTTCTGCTCTGCGGTTTAGCAGTCTTAGCAGATTCTTTAAAGTCTTTAGCGGTTGGTGCGCCTTCGCTACCTACCTTACGCATCTTTTCGCCTGATCCAGCTTTGATACGCTCACGCTTGGCGTGGATATTGGCGTATAGTCCTTGTTTAGCCACAGTTCCATCTCCTCATAGATGCTTTAGCTCGTTCAGCGTTTTTGCTATTAGCGACTACACCACCCATACGGGCGCAAAATGATGCTTTACGGCCTTTATCTGCCTCAGTCTTAGGGTTTGGGGCGGGGGCTTGTAGGTTAGCGTTGTTCTTACGGTTATAGGCCTCACGCCCTTTGGCGGTCATGCCTGCGCCCTGCTCTGTGGGCAGGTAGTTCTTATCCTTGCCCGTTGTTGTTCTAGGAATGGGTTTATCGTGCTTTTCTACTGCTGCACGAATGTCATCCCTTCGACTCACGCCTTTTCCTCGATATACTTGGCGTAAGCATCTTCAAGCTTGGCTTTACGGCTACCTTTAGAGTTTTCACGCTCAACGCTTAAAGCAATTGCTACGGCCTGTTTTTTTGGCTTTCCTGCCTTCATCTCGGTTTTAATGTTTTTTCCGATTGCTTCTGCGCTACCTGATTTATCGAGTGGCATAAATATCCTTTTATTTCAAGAACTTAAGTTTGTAAGTCGTGGTGTTAATGAGGTCTGCGATCTCATCAATAATGTTCTGTAATTCGCTGTCTTGGGGTAAATCTTGGCGGGCATCTTTTACAAAGTTTTGCAAAGATTCTATGTAACGAATTGGGTCTTTAGGCTGGTGGTACACGCTTGGGAAGCTGGTGAACTTACCGTACTTACCCATGTAAGACTCGGCAAAGGTGTCCGTTAGTTCTACAATGCCATCGTAGTATTCAGCGAGTGCGCTGTGTTTAGAAAAACTGTCGGTAGACCAATGGAAGAAATGGGTATTGGTCGCAGAATGTAGTAGTGTCGCTACAAATAATGCACAGTTTTCCATAAAAATCCTTATGTTATGGGTGTAGTTTCCTCTATTTTATCAATAACTACAAGACAGCCGCCACCTTTTTTTATTGCGCCACGCTGAACCATCAACACATCAATTTGTTCATCGTTGTCAAATACACCAGCATCCGCTAGGGCATCCCAAAGGGCTTTGATGCGGTTGTCGATGTCTTGTTTACGCCTGTCTTTAGGGTAAAGAGTTACTTGCATCTCTAGGCGGGCTGTGCCTAGCTTGGGAACTTTCCACTCGACCACATAATCGCTGACCTTTTCCTTAAACTCCTTCCCTGCTTTGCTGATGTAACGCCTGTGGCCATGACTTCCCCAGTAATGATTTACGGATGGGGGCAGCGGTAGGTTTAGTATCAACATTAAGAGAGTTTAACAATTCAACCGTGTCTTGTGTCATTTCTTCAAAACTTGGTATATAAAAACCCCGACTCGAATAAGAGGGCAATCGTTTTTCTGTGCGCTTCTTCCCACCTGCCCACTCTCTCTGTTTTGCTAAGTGTTGCACCTTGGTCGATTTCTGTGTGACAGGTGAAGCAGAGTGATGCGATTCTGTAATCATGCGCTTTGATTCCACGGCCTTTACCATCCCTTAATTGATTTGAGTGTGCGGCTACTACTGTGCCATCTATTGCCCCGCAATGGGTGCAGGGGAAGCTTCTAGCTATCTCTAATAAGCTTTTATTACGATACATTGGCATGATCCACGCTGTATTGTTCTAGTTTTTCAGCGGATTCTGCAATGTCTACCGCAATTTCCATCATTTGCACAGCATTGTTGCTCTTTAGAGCATCGTCATACATACGAACTAAAGTTCTAAGAGTATGAAATTCGTTGAGTAATTCAATCATTTTAATATCCGATCATGGTTGCGGTTAGATACTTCTAGGGTTTGCCATGTTGCGTGGCGTAATCTTGCGGCCTCTAGTTCCCATTTCAGCTTTTCTGCGTTCTCAGTCGCTACCCCGATAGCCTTGCATAAGTCTTGGTAGTCTTGGCTGGCGTATGCTTCCCGTTCCTGCGCACCAATGGTCTGCTCACCTGACTTTTGCATCATAATGGCTTTAAGGCTGCTTTTAAAGGTTTCTAGCTGGGCTAACTCACCCTTGGCAGACGCATACTTACCAGCGTTCTCAAGGATGAAGTCTATACATTTATTCGGGTCTATTTCTCGCATACAGTTCCTTTATTCGTTTTTTTACATCCGCTTCTGTTTCTTTATTGCGCTCAATTAATTCTTTAACTAAATCCCAGTTCCTATAACGCTTGGCAATAGCTATGTAGGATTGGGCTAAATACTCGATTCTTTGTTTATAGTTGTTCATATCGCTATGGTTACATTTTCTTTGGGCAAAATCATGCCAAACTCGTTAGTAAATAAGCTGTTTGTTTGATACCTATATAGGTTTACAACCCTTTTACTTGTTTCTTTCCAAGTGTTTTTATGGCTTATTCCTTTGCGCTCTCCTACTTTTACCCATCCCATTTTTTTCCAAAAAAAGTTACTTGGAAGGTCATCAGCACAACCGCAAGCAAAATCTTCAATACCGCACAAATTACCATGTGCTATGGCGGCAGATAACAAGGCTTGACCACGCTCTATAAGCCTTGCATCTTCTTGTATACAAATTTGGTTGCATTTAGAAGGGTTGCCGTAAGAAAACATTACAAAGCCCACTAAATCACCGTTTTCTTCACAAACAAATAATTTGTCATTACAGGTATTTGACCAACGCTTGCCACTTTTGAAGCTTGTAATTGCGGCCTCATAAGCTGATTTTGGAATAAATCCCAAACAAAATGATTCTTTTTTAGATAAAGAAACAATGTAAGGTATATCCAAAAGTGTTGCCAGCCTTATCACATCTGTTCCTCGATCTGCTTAATCTTTTGGCTAATCCTTGCCCGCCATTGTTGCCAAGCCTCGCCAGCATAGGCAGGGCATCCGACTTCCTGCGCTTTGCGGGCTGTTAGTTCTTCGGTGGAATACCAAGGTAATTCAGGCTTTTTATTGGGTTCAAGGTCAAGTTCATCAGTCCAGCGTTCTTGGTTCAAAAATGTTGCGGGATACGGTATATAGTCTTTTTGAGTTTCTTTAATCTTCCAGTATTTAAGGTAGTTTGGCAGGGCTTCAAGGCATTCTTTTTGCTGGATAGGGGTAAGCCTGTTCCAGCTACGCTCGGCCTCTTTGCGCCCCATTTTGCGAGGATATAGAGAGTAAAAGTCTTGGAATGTCATGTACGATCCTTAAATAGCTTCTCAACATAATCAAATTCTTCTTTATGCTTGCGTTCTAACTCGGTTATGCGATCAGCTTGCATTCTTAAAATATATGCCGCTTGTATCAAGACACCGCCATCCGCAGGGTTTAAATACGCTGGGTCTATATTAAATTCAAGCAAATCAGCGATAACATAAGGATCTGCCCCTTTTTTTCGATCTTCGGTAGTAAAAGTAGTCATTTATTACTCCAGTAGTAAAGAAATGCGGCAATTATCATAATGCTGGCAAATAAGATAAAAGTTCCTAGTGCAAACACGGTCATTATGGTTTCAACCATCAATACTCCAAACCAGCGCAATCCATCATGTTAGTTTGATTAGCAATAAGGTTGGTGGTTATAGCCATTAAGTAGTCATTTGCTAAGTATTTGCTGTAATCATCGCTTTTTGCGTAGCTACGAAACACCCTAATTAGGGCGAATATTTCTTCATAATCGTTGTAGGCCTGATAAACGGCTGATTCTAAAATGCTAACTTGGCGTTCCAATTGCTGAACTTTGGTTAGCGGTTTTGGTTTTTTTGGGGTTTTTTTAGCGGTCATAGTTATCTTTCAAATAAAAATAGCCCCCGAGGGGGCTGGTTGTTAAGCGGCTAATTTCAAAGAAGTGTTGATGTATGGCTTATTCCACTCACCTACACGCATATGAATGTAAAACGCTATATGGAAGTAATCGCTTTGGCTGTCAGACTCATTAAACCATTTACGATCAGAACCAGTTTTAATGATTTCTAAGACTTTTTCCCAAAACTCAGGGTGGCTAGTGCGGTCTAGGTAATATTCATTGATTTGGCCATCTTTTAAATCTAAATCACCTTTGAGGGCTGCAACATGAATAGACATACTATGTTCTTTGCGAACACTAAACTTCATATTTGGAAACGCAACCTTCAAAGCGTTGCGGATTTGTGCTGTTTCTTGTGCGTTAATGTAAGCCATTTTCTATTCCTTTTCTTTTTCACTCGGTATTGAGTAAGACAATTATAGTTAAGTTATCTTAACAATAGCAAGGATTATTTTATAAGGAAAACCCTGATATGTTGTTTTTTAGTCATAAGTTCCCCAAAGGTGATAGCACCCCATCCATTCAAGAAGTTGATCTTGAACTAATGCTCCCGAAGGTAGTGTTCATTCGATACAAGGTTGTCTATCACCATTGTCCTTGTAACTTGTGTAGTACCCACTCAAGTCTACGGGGCTTGCTGTCAGGTGTAAACCAGCCCATCTTTTCTTTCTAGCGGGCGATTTAACCCCATTTCTATCGTGAGAAGTACGGCAGAAATAGAAAAACCCCTTTGGACTGATCTAAGGTGAGATTGCTTAATAAATGCCTCTAAACCATTTACTAAACACTCAGATCAGACCGAAGGGGTCTTGTGCTTAGAGGTAACTACAAAACAGATCTCACTCTGCCCCTCAATTATGCACCATTATTCCAATTCAGGCCAAATTAATTTATAGCTGTTTGGAAATAGGGTTTTTCGGGTGATTAACCCATGACTTTCTTTTTCTAAAGTCGCAGCCAAAATGACCATTTTATCAATCGGTATCTCGCTTTTTTGCCACATAGATACCGCAGGAACGCTTACGCCTACTAGCTTTGAGATGCGAGTAGGACCACCGAGAAGTTTAATAAGGGCTGTTGCGTTCATTAATTTATCTTAACATTTTAACAAAATATTTACAAATAGTTGTTGCTTTATAAATTAAGCTGGCTTAAAATTGTGGTACGGTATGTACCGTGATAACAGGAGAACTCATATGAGTGAAATAGAATCGCAAACCAATGACTTACTACAGCTTCAAGGCGAACTTGAACGCATCTTTGATGTGCTAGAAGGTGGCACAGACTTATCCAAACAACAAATTGACTTACTGCGCTATGGCTGTGGCTTTGCGCCTGTAAACCGTATGTCTAATGCGGGTCAGATGCTTTGGAATATGTTGGTTGATACCAATAACACTTTAGCTAGGAACTTAAAATGATTATTTCAGATACGCAACGAGATTTTAAAATCGCACCCGCTGGCCTTCATATGGCTCGCTTATATTCCGTGATTGACCTAGGTCATCAAGCTACCGAGTGGGCTGGAGAAACCAAGATTATGCACAAGGTTGTATTAACTTGGGAACTACACGGGGATGATAACGATGGAAAACCCTTGCAAACAGACGATGGCAAGCCGTTAATCGTATCTAAGCGTTATACGGTCAGCCTTGGAGATCAAGCCCGTTTGCGCCAAGACCTAGAGGCGTGGTCAAACAAAAAAATGTCACCTGAAGATCGCAAGAACTTTGACCTTAAGAACCTATTAGGTAAATTTTGCATGGTCAATATTACGCACTCTGAGGATGG